GTAGCTCAACGCATAGCTAACCTATACCCTAACAAAGTTTACAGGGTACAGCATGACAAATACAAGGATGCTAATGAATTCCTTGAAGCAGGGGCACGTAAAGAATTCTACAATGCATGGTTTAATGCTAAGAAGTATACACCTGAGAACATAATCAATACATCAGATCAGTTCCTTAAGATGTACAACACGAGTGAGAGCCATGTGTATGTAGAGACTGGCGTCCAGGAGTTTGATGACCTATGTATGGGGCTTATGCAGGGCCACTTCACATTGTTTAAGGCTCAGACTGGTATAGGTAAGACAGAATTCATGAGATACCTAGAGTATCACATACTAACGAAGCATCCTGAGATAAGCATTGCAGCATGGCACATGGAAGAGACAAAGCTAAGATCAATACTTGGCTTGGTGTCATACGAATTGAAACAGAACCTGACACGTAAGGATTTAATAGCACAAGATAGTGCAGAACAAAGGGTACAAGATGCTATCGTTAAGCTAACCAAAGATGAGAGACTGTATCAATTCTTTTTGAATGATGAGGATGATCCCCTTGACATACTAGGACATATACGTTACCTGTCTCAGGCTTGTGGTGTTCAGTACATATTCTTTGAACCTATACAGGACATAGCAGCCAACATGGGTGGCGATGAAAGCAAAGAGCAGTTCCTTGCTGACCTATCTGTCAGATTATCTAAGCTAGCTGCTGAATTAGGCGTAGGCATTGTAACAATCGGACATACAAATGATGATGGTGCTGTTAAGTACTGCCGTATGATAGAACAAAGAGCATCTGTTGTTGTAGAATTACAAAGAGATAAGATGTCAGAGGATATTGACGAAAGGAATACAACTAAGTTGTTAGTCACAAAGAATAGACCAGTTGGTCCAACAGGATACGCAGGTCAACTTAAATTTAACACCGATAGCTTTACCCTATCAGAAAAATATGGTGAGTATTGATGGAACAACTACTAGAGTATGATCCGTTAGTGTATACAGCAGCAGGGATATATTTCTTGGGTGTTGTCAATCACTACGTCTTGATGAACACCATACACATAATACTTAAAGCACCAAGGGATGTTAACTCTATGAAGTTTAGGGCTGTTGTATGGCCTTATGAGTTAGGTTTAAGTTTATGGATGACGTTTATAGATAGAGGTGACGAATGAGTATACTAGCAATGGACATAGAGACAGATGCATTAGATGCTACCAAGATACATGTGATCTGTGCTCAGGATGTTGACACCAAGGAGAAGTACCAGTTCCTTAACGTGTGTACCATACCAGAAGAAGCTAAGGCATTCATTAAGTTATGTAATGAAACAGATAAGTTTGTCTTTCACAATGGGATAGGGTTCGATGTTAAAGTTATCAATCGTTTGGTACAACACGACCTGATTAATCCATCTGATGTTATAGATACTCTCATCATGTCACGTCTGATAGACTACAGCATCAAAGGTGGTCACAGTTTAAAGGCATGGGGTCAAAGGTTAGGTGAGTTTAAGATTGGCTTCGATCAGTTCGAGGTGCTTACCCAAGAGATGATTGATTATTGTCATCAGGATGTTGAGGTTACAGTTAGATTATACAATAAGTTTAAAGCTACAATCTTTGACCCTGATCTACAGGATGCTATCAAATGTGAGCATGACATACAGATTTTATGTGAGGAGATGACAGCAGCAGGGTTCTACTTCGAGAAAGATAAGGCTGACCACCTGTTAGATGAGGTTGAGTTGCGTATGGCAGAGCTAACAGACAGCTTCCAACGTGACTTCCCACCACAGCTAGAGGAAGTTAACAGGATTAAGTACAGAAAGAAACAGGATGGTACTGTCATGGCAAGTGTAAAGAAAGCACAAGAGAAATACTTTAAGACAACTGTCGATTGGTCTGTCAATCCACCTGACTTAGTGTGCTACGATTGGATAGAGTTTAATCCAGCATCACCTAAGATGAGAATAGAAAGACTATGGGATGCAGGGTGGCAGCCATACGAGAAAACAAAGGGACACATACAGTATGATAGAGAACAAAAGCAAAGATCGTGGAGATAAGTTTGCTCGGTATGGGTGGACGTTATCCGAGGCTAACCTTGAGACACTACCTGATGATGCACCTCCTGGTGGTAAACGATTGGCTGAGTGGTTGACACTAGAGGGTAGACGATCATCACTGGTAGAATGGTTAGGTCACTGTGGTGATGACAACAGAATACATGGTAGGTTCTTACACCTTGGTGCATGGACAGGACGTATGGCACACATGGCTCCTAACCAAGCTAACATACCATCAGAGTTTCATGGTACACCTAAGTCAGCAGTGGAAGAGGTGAAACACAGGTATGACGGACAGTTTAGAGCCTTGTGGGGTGTCGAGAAGGGTAACTACCTAGTAGGTACAGATGCTGAAGGGATACAGCTGCGAGTTCTTGCCCATCTAATGAAGTCAGAGGAGTATGTAGATGCTATTGTGTCAGGTAAGAAAGAGAATGAGACTGACATACACAACCTGAATAAGAAAGCACTGGGCATGTCACACATAACAAGAGATGATGCCAAGACTTTCATCTATGCATTCCTACTAGGGGCAGGGACAGGTAAGATAGCCCAGATACTACGTGTCAATCAACGTGAGGCTAGTCAATGTGTCGAGAACTTTATGCAATCAATACAAGGACTTGCAAACCTAAAGAAGAAAGTGATACCACACATAGCTAAACGAGGCTGGTTCAAGGGTATGGATGGACGTAAGGTTCTAGTACCATCAGAACATAAGACACTAGCAGGTATGCTGCAGAATGGTGAGTCTGTCATCATGAAACACTCAGCACTGCAATGGGTACGTCAAGCTAAGGACATAGGCATAGACTTTAAGCTTGTCACATGGCCTCATGACGAATGGCAGACTGAGGTGTGTGGTAATTATGCAACAGCTGAAGAGTTGGGTGCATTACAACGTCAATCTTTCGTTGACATCGGAGAGAAATTCAATATGGTCTGTCCGTTAGCAGGTTCGACAGACATCGGACGTAACTGGAGAGACACTCACTAATTTACTTGACAAACTACACCAGTTAAGTTAAGCAAATACAATAATCAGAAGCTAAGTAAAGGAAAATATTATGGCTGAGAAAAAGAAAACAAAGTATGGTGTATTCGAAGGATCACTTTACTATGCTCGTTTGTTCCAGGACAACATGGACAACTCAGAGTACCACGAAAATACACAAGGTCAGTACAACACCATGTTTGTACCTAAAGATAGTGACGAAGTTAATCGTATGATTGCTATGGGTTTCCCTGAGACAGCAATGGGTAATCAAATGATTAAACCTATTGATGCAGCAGATGGTAAGATGGGTATGAAACTTAAACGCCCTAACGTACACCCATCTGGCATTGATGACTTCGGTGGTGCACCTGCTGTAACCAAGGGTACTACAAGTACACAGTGGGATTCCATTGTTGATGGTGCATTAGGTAATGGCACAACAGCTAAGGTTAAGCTGTCTATCTACGGTGAAGGATCAACAGCATCTGTACGCCTTGAGAAGATTGGTATACTTGAGCATGTACCATACCAAGAATTAGACACAGAAGATCGTTGGTAAGATTTCCCTCTCCCTCGACTTGGGCATCCCTTAATTGGGGTGCTCTTTTTAATACATAAAGGATTGTACTTATGATAATAGCATGGTGGTCAGCAGGTGTAACCAGTGCAGTAGCTACAAAGTTAGCAATAGATGAGTACGGAAAAGATAATGTAGTACCTATTTACTTTGCAATAGATTCTTCTCACGAAGATAATAAAAGATTTAAAGAGCAATGTGAGGAATGGTATGGTAAAGAGATACAGGTTGAACGAGCACCTGAAAAGTACAAAGATCAATTTGATGTGATCCTAAAAGATAAGTACGTTAATGGACCTGGTGGTGCTAGGTGTACGTTAGTTCTAAAGAAGAGAGTTAGACAAAGACTTGAGAAAACTTTATCTTATGATGGTCAGGTGTTTGGCTTTGAGTATTCAAAGAAAGAAATCAATAGGGCTATAAGGTTTAAAGAACAGTACCCAGATGCTAAACCTTTGTTCCCTTTAATACAAAACAAAATGAGTAAAGAAGAAAGTTTGTTTTATTTAGAGAAGCAGGGTATTGAGAGACCTACGATGTATCACTTAGGCTATGGCAACAACAACTGTATAGGTTGTGTCAAAGGTGGTATGGGTTATTGGAATAAGATAAGAGTAGACTTCCCTGAAACCTTTGATCGTATGGCTAAAGCTGAGAGAGAAGTAGGCAACAGCTGCATTAGACATACATTCTTAGATGAACTTGATCCAGAGGCAGGACGTAAACAAAAGTTTATTATGCCTGACTGCGGTAACTTCTGCGACATAGAGTTTTCTGATGTACTTCACCCAAGACTAGAAGAAGTATACAGGAAACCAGTCCAATTAAAATTAATATAAAGGATTATATCTATGGAGATGAAACCTAAACAGGTGTTAGTAGATGGTGATCCATTCGCATACCGAGCTGCCTTCTCATGTGAGAACGATCCTGTTGAGGATGCACTAGATAAACTAGATGAGTTACTTGAGCAAGCACTCAACGAGGTGATGTGGGAGCTAGACCCTGAGCAATACTACGTATTCCTGACAGGCAAGGGTAACTTCAGATACGACTATGCTATTACTCATGAGTACAAGGGTAACAGAAAGAACGTAGAGAAACCACAACATCTACAAGCTATACGTAAGCACATGATTGACAACTGGAATGCTGTTGTGTCAGTGGGTGAAGAAGCTGATGACCTATGTGGTATATGGGCTACCAACTACGGCAAAGAATCTATTGTCATATCCATAGACAAGGACATGTTGCAGATACCTTGTTCACACTACAACCCTAACAAACGTATCATGTTAGAGATGGGTGAGTTTGAAGGCTTACGTTTCTTCTACACGCAGATACTTACAGGTGACAAGGCTGACAACATCATTGGATTGTACGGTATAGGTCCTAAGAAAGCTGAGAAGATCCTTGCTGACTGCACTACTGAAGCTGCTATGTATGAGGAATGCTTACGTTCCTACGGTGGTGAGGAAGCAAGGGTCATAGAGAATGCTAGACTACTCTGGCTTAGACGTTATGACAAACAGATATGGGAGCCACCTAAATGCGTTTCAGATCAGGCTTAGAGAAGAGGACAGCAGCCTACCTCAAGAAACTAAAGATAAAGTTTGAATACGAGAAGATGCGTATCAAATGGCAAGACCTAAGATTTAGAACATACACCCCTGACTTCGTGCTGAGTAACGGTATTATAATTGAGACCAAAGGGCGGTTCATTCATTCAGATAGAACCAAGCACCTGATGGTCAAGGCACAACACCCCGAACATGATATTCGTTTTGTATTCAGCAACCCTAACCAGAAATTATACAAGGGTTCTAAGACTACATACGGTGACTGGTGTGATAAGAACGGATTCAAGTATGCTAAAGAAATTATTCCTGTCGAATGGACAAAAGAAAAGAAAAGGTGATTGACATTGTTTGACTTTGATAGTAAAATTCGTGCTCTTGTCCTCAATTACGGACTAGAACTTCTCCTAGAACAAAACGAAATACCAGAGGAATTTGTGGTATCCTGGTTAGTGGAAGAAAAGAGAATAGACTTCGAGGATTACTTTAATCTCGATGCAGAATTGGAAGAGTGGAAAAGGATAGAAGAATGAGTAAAGTAGAAAAGTTAAATGAGTATCAGAAGTTAGCTGCAAGTACTGCTGTGTATCCTAAGGATAGAACCTTAGAGTATTTAAGTTTAGGTTTAGCATCTGAGGTTGGTGAGCTGACAGGTAAGTTAGCTAAGTGGTATCGTAAGGACAATGCATACCCACATGGTGACATACTAGATGAGCTAGGAGATGTGCTATGGTTTGTCAGTGAGTTTGCTAGGGTACACAATGTGAGTTTGTCATCACTAGCACAAAGGAATATAGATAAGTTGTCAGATAGATACCAACGTGGTGTCCTCAAAGGATCAGGAGATAAGAGATGAAAGCATTTGGACGTTGGTGGTACAGGTTTATTAACTACATGATCACATGGCAGCTACATAGGGATGCTGTTAAGCACCTAAACAAATTGACAGATAGAGAACTAAGAGACATAGGTCTGACAAGAGGTGAGATAGATCGTATGATCTGGTTTAAAGAAGACAAACAGGATAGAGGTACAAAAGAATGAGCAACAATTACTTACCAACAGACTACCAATCATTTATACATAAGTCACGTTATGCTAAGTACCTTGAGGGTAAAGGACGTGAGTCTTGGAGTGAGACTATAGACAGGTACATGAAGAATGTTGTAGGTGATTTAGTTGATATTGTAACTAAGAAAGAACTAGAGAAAGCTATCCTAGACTTAGGTGTCATGCCTAGTATGAGGTCACTCATGACAGCAGGTAAGGCTGCAGATCGTGACAATGTTTGTATGTATAACTGTAGCTACTTAGCTGTTGATGATGTCAAAGCATTTGATGAAGCTATGTTTATCCTGTTGTGTGGTACTGGTGTAGGGTTCTCAGTTGAACGTCAGTCAGTACAGAAGCTACCTGAAGTACCTGAGTTGTTTGACAGTGAGACTAACATCGTAGTCAAGGACAGCAAAGAGGGTTGGGCTAAAGCTTTACGTCAGTTGATTGCATTACTTTATAGTGGTGAGATACCAACATGGGATGTATCTAAGGTACGTCCAGCAGGTGCAGCTCTCAAGACATTCGGTGGTAGAGCATCAGGTCCTGCACCTCTGGTTGATCTGTTTAACTTTACCATTGATGTATTCAAAGGTGCACAGAATCGTAAGCTGTCATCCATAGAGTGTCATGACATCATGTGTATGATAGGACAAATCGTTGTGGTTGGTGGTGTACGTAGATCAGCTATGATCTCTTTGAGTAACTTATCAGATGACAGAATGCGTCATGCTAAGTCAGGCTCATGGTGGGAGAACGATCCACAAAGAGCATTAGCTAACAACTCTGTGTCATACACTGAGAAGCCTGACAGTTTATCCTTTATGAGAGAGTGGATGTCTCTTGTTGAATCAGGTTCAGGTGAACGAGGTATCTTTAATCGTCAGGCATCTAAGGTACAAGCTGCTAAGAATGGTAGACGTGATGCTGACAGAGAGTTTGGGACCAACCCTTGCAGTGAGATCATACTTAGGCCAGCACAGTTCTGTAACTTAACTGAGGTTGTAGTACGAGCAACAGATAACATTGACACACTGTCTGAGAAGGTACGTCTGGCTACAATCTTAGGTACTATCCAATCTACATACACTAAGTTCCCTTACCTTCGTAAAGTCTGGAAAGATAATACAGAAGAGGAAAGACTGTTGGGTGTATCACTAACAGGAGTCATGGATAATCCGTTGATGACCTTGAAGAACAAAGGTTTAGATAAGACACTTGCTCACCTAAAGCAAGTTGCTGTAGATACAAATGCTGAATGGTCTGATCGTCTAGGTATACCAGTATCAACTGCTATAACTTGCAATAAACCTAGTGGTACTGTGTCACAGCTTGTAGATAGTTCTAGTGGGATACATGCTAGACACTCTAAGTACTACATCAGGACTGTACGAGGTGACAACAAAGATCCACTGACACAGTTCATGATTGACCAGGGTATACCTAACGAACCTGAAGCATTTAAACCTGACCAAACTACAGTGTTTAGTTTCCCTATGAAGGCTCCTACAAATGCTGTAGTTACAGCCGACATGACAGCAATAGAACAACTAGAGATGTGGTTAGCTTACCAACGTCACTGGTGTGAACACAAACCATCTGTAACTATTAATGTTAAAGGTGATGAATGGTTTGAGGTAGGTGCATTTGTATACAAACACTTTGATGAGATGAGTGGTGTGTCATTCTTACCGTTCAACGAACACACATACCAACAAGCACCTTACCAAGAGTGTGACAAGACAAGTTACCTAAAGATGTTAGGTAAGATGCCTAATAGGATTGATTGGTCTAAGGTATCTGAGTACGAGAGTGAAGACAATACATCAGGTAGTCAGACTTTAGCTTGCAGTGGGGACAGTTGTGAGTTAGTAGACTTAGTATAATGTTGACTTCAATAGGAATATATATCACAGTAATACTAGCTCTTGGTTTAATCCAAGGGTTAG